GATGGTATATTGAATCTCCGTCTCGGCTTCGATGTTGACGCGCTCGCCGGTTTCATAGATATAAATGGCCGGAGTCTTTTCATTGTCCAGATCGGACGCATGCGAGAAGCGGCTGACGTTACGAACGCTCGTATTGTAATCGTTCTCAAGGGTTATTCCCTGAAGCGCCGCCACCAGATTGTCCAGAATGTCGTTCTTAACGGACATTACCGCCCCCGGATAGGTTTATAAATAGCTTGCTCCATTGTTGTGACAATACTCGGCCTGGCCTTATCGACCGTCGGAATGAACCACTCGCGCTTGGGAATAACAATCTCCGTTGTGGACTTGCGAAGATGCACCCCCTTGAAATGCAGGAAAGCCCGCATTCTCTCCGTGACCGGAATCTTTGCGCCGAACTCATGGACGGCTCCATATTTCGCTGCATATCCCCCGGGTCCGATTCTCACGTTCGGCCCGCCAGCCGTGCGGCCCATTTGGTGCGTAATTGATCGTCGAAGCGTGCCCGTGCGCGAGGCCAGGCGCCAGTTATAGGACTTAGCGAAAAAGGTCGTCGGATTAGAATCTTTCAATTCCAATTTCAGTGCCCGTTCAACCAATACCCCGGCTGCCCGCAGTCCTCTCTCCATGTTCGGCTTGAGACCCGATTGATATTTCTGGAGCTTAATAGAGCCTTGTTGCGCGCCCGCGAATGTCACGGAGACTTCCATTTATCTTATTCTCCGATAACTGTAAATGGTTGACAGCACGCTGGCCGGAATCTTGTCGAAGGTATAGGAAATAGACTGGTCGCCGAACGATTTGGAATTAACCCCATGCAGGCTGTCATTGAAGAGCTTCTTGTTCAGGGCGACCAACCGCAGACAGGCCAGTTGCAAATCGGCCGGAATGTCGTTTATGTCCCAGCCGTAAGTATAGCTGATCTTCCAGTTGCGGCGGCCTTCGAAAAAGATATTGCCGTCATCAAACCAGATTTCGCCCCGGTTATTATCCTGCGTTGTTGACCAACTGGGATCGTTCTGCCACGTTGCGCCATCCCAATAATAAAGCGTCGGGGAGTTGGTAATAGGTGCATTCCGGGTGAAGTAATTATTCTCCCCGTCGCCGTCAAATATTTCGTCAATCGCCGTCGCCACCTTGCGGAATTTTCGGCCATTGCAGAGCCGCGATATTTCCTGCGAAGCTGAATTGATGAGGCTGTCAATCAGCTCGTCTGCATCCGGGTCGTCAGTCGAGGAATCGATACCAAGATAGTTTTTGACCATATTCCGGGTGACGAGCGCAATGGTATCGTCGAGTGGCATTATTTATTCCTGCCGGGCTTTGCCTTCGCCCTGTTTTTGGCTGGCGGTTCAACCTGTTTTTTGGCAGGTTCTTCAACCTTTTCGAACCAGTTCGGATGCACGGCCAGCATGGTTTCAGCGGCAGCAGGCGAAACCTCGCCTTCCTGACCTTCGCGCAGGGTCAGTCCATTACCGACATATTCCCCTTTGATACCGCCGCCTTTTTTAAGTCTGATTTTAACCATTATTCCTTCTCCATGAACGGGCGGAGAATTAACCCCGCCCGTCCGAGTCAAACATCAATTAGGTCGAAACGCCGTAACCCATGGCCGCAATGTTGTGGCTGGTCACGGTGAACATGGGCTGGAAGTCCATGCGCTTGAATCCCACGGTGTCATAGATATCGAAAAAGATATTCTTTTCCGTTTCCATTTCGACACCTCGGCGAATGCCCTTCAAGAATCCCGGCCGATAGACCAGAATCACTTGCGTCTTATCGGTGGTGATGCCGTCGTAGATACCGAAGGCGTTCAGGTTATCCTGAACGTGCTGGGACGGAATAATAGGAATCCCGTCAAAGCGGGCCAGTTCGCCCTTAAGGACGACGGCGTTCGGGCCGTATTTATCGACCGTCAGGACTTCATCGAGGTCTTTCAGGAAGTGTTTCAGATAGCCCCTGGCCGAGCAGAGATAGGCCAGATCGTCGGGATACATCCCATAAGGGCCGCCGCGAGTCATCAGTGCGCGCAGATCGCGCAAGCCATCTTCGTTAAAGGTTGACAAGTCAACCGAAGCCGAAGTCATTTTGCTGATGCGATAGCGCAGGCCATTGAACAGCTTCTTGGCGCTACCTGCCGCAAGACCGGCATATCCGGTGTCGATGTCAGCCGTCAATTGACCGTTGACTATACCTTGGTCTTCGGCGCGGGCGATGCCGCGAGCGGCCTCTTTCATAATGAACGGCATGATGGCAACGGCGGAATCCTCGGTGATTTCAGCCGATACCTGAATACGAATCCGAATCTTGACCGCTGTGAACGTGATATTGCCAGTTCCGGGGGTCTGTTCCGTGGAGTCGGCCCGGGCGGTCTGGACGGTCGTGGTTTCCGTGACCTTTGTGCCCTCGGTCGCCGTTACAAAGGCGGGCCAGGTATAAGGATTGGTTGGCATCGGAAATTCCGCAAATAGCGGAGATACCTTCAATTCCAATTCAACCAAATCCTGAAGGTTGCTGGAAAATCCGGTCGGAATCCACTGTGATCCTTCGGTCGAGGTCGCCGTGTCCATAGCCTTACGGAACTCGTTCCATTCGTTCCAGACTTTCAGCATCTTGAGACGTTCAGGCCGGGGAATCTGGTGATAATTGTCAATGTTGTTAAAGGAACCGAATTTGCGTGAGGATAGCTCACCCAGAAGGTCGGCTATCATCATTTTATCGGTAACTTCCTTGAAGGCATTCGCCCGAACATAAGCATCCTGCGAAACGCGGGACTTCAGCTCATGTGATGGCATTTCGTGGATTTGCTTCGCATGGAAGGGAATGACATCGACCTTGCCATATGTCACCTGGCGTTCGCGGGCCATGCTGTGAAGGTTGTCCATTTTTTCGACGGCGGCCTTGAAGTCTTTTTCCATGCGATCAATGCGCTCGTTAATTTCGGATTTTGACAAATCGGCCTTATTATCAAAAGCCTTCCGAAATTCAGCGAATGCACCGATGCCGCTTTTCAAATCGGCAATCGTCGTTTTGATATCCCGCATATCGGTAATTATGGGGGATGTTTTGTCGTCGATGGTCTTTATGACCTGTTCAGGTTCCATTCTGGATACCCCTTTCTTCTTTCCCCCACCCACAGGGAAATCGATTGATTTTAATTGTAATTGCGATTTTTTAACTTCTTCGATAAGGGCTTCCCGATTGGCCGGAACGTTCACGACCGAGATTTCGAGTAAGTCCAGATCAGTGATTTCATTCGGCTGGCCGTCGCCGGTTTCCACGTAGCCGCCCTTGCGAAGCTGAAAGCCGATTGAAAAGGCTTTGAGGATGCCAAATTCGATCAGGTTTTTAACGTCCTGACCATCGGCAGTATCGGCGATTTCGGCCTCAATGAAAAGACCACGTTCGGTTATCTCCGCCTTCGTGACTTTGCCAATCGGCTTTGAATACCAGTCGTGGCCAAACAGCAAAATCGGGTGCTGGAGATAACTGGAGAGTGACGAATAAAACGCCGAAGGCCGGACGATTTCATTGTAGGAATCGACGGCATCAGTCGAGGCATATCCGGCAATGGCCAGTATAGCATTGGGCGAGGTCGGCTTCAGCGCCTTGAACTCTGCGCCTATGCGATATTTTTTCTCCAAGTTAATTCCCTTCTCACCCTGCTACGGTTTGGCCCAGGTCGCCTGATACACCTTATAAGTCGCCGTCGAATCGACCGGCGTGGCATCATGGACGTTCGTAATAACACGGAAGTCTATGTAATCGTACACTGCCGAATCACTTATATCAAATGAGCTTTGTTGATAGACCGAATCTACAGGCACGACGGTTACTGACCATACCTTCACCGCCGTAAAATCCCCGGCATCATCGCCCGACCATATTTCGACTATCACGGTATCCTTGCTCGTATCAACCGTGGATATACTGGTGCTGTAAAAGCCGACATTCAATAAACCCTTGATAGTGCCAAAATTACCCAGCCCGCTCATGCGCCACATATTCGAAACGGTATCGCGTTTGGTCGCCGTTGATGTCAGCGTATAAGTGAACGTCGAGTTCGAGGACATTTTCTGTCCTTTGGGTTTTTCGGCTGCCATGCTCCCCGGCACGACCAGCAGAGTCAACAGCAGCGCCATCGCTGCCAGAGCAACAAACTTTTTCATGGTATAAGTCTCCTTTTTCACCCTATTCAGTTTCAAATATCGGTAATATCGCACATCTACAATTAATGACTTCCTCAGCCGGAGCCGTCGGATCGCCAGGGAAGTCCATGGGGACCGATCCGCGCGTGAACGGCTCACCCACGCGGACAATCTCACCGTTTAACGCGGCGTGAGTATCGCGGGTATTAGCATCCATCGATGCCAGCCATTCCTTTTTTTGCACTCCACCCTGATCATACCCGGCCAGAGTCCCACCGTTGACAGCCCGCAACATTTCTGTCCGAGCGATGGTCCGGGCCCGAATATCGCCAGCGTATTTATAGACGTCCTTGATGCCCTTTTCGACCTCGCCCATAGACCATCCGTTGTCATAGGCTTCGGCTAAAAGATTTTTAAGCGCATCATAGGTCGTGTCATTTATGATCTTCGACCTGTTAATCATGCGTTCGAGTTCGGTTATGACATTTGGATCGTTGATATTGAAGGTCAAGTCCAGTCCGTATTCGGCAAAGAATCTATTTCCAGAATCTTTCATGGCCTGCTTGATATAGGGCAGGAATTCCTCTATGAGCTTTTCGTTCTCGGACTCACCGTCGAATATGTTGTCGGGGCTACCCGGAATCGGCTTATCCTTCTGCATGGCTTTCGTTATTTTCAGAAGTCCGCTTCCCAGAAGATAACCATTGCCGGTGATCTGATTCAGTTTCGCCATCACGCGGTCATATTGATTTCGGAAGTATCCGCGAACGATTTTTTGATAGCCGCGTTCCTTGCCGGTCAGGAAATTATCGAAGGCTTTCCATGCTTTTTCTCGGGGGGATGGCGTTGATGTTTTACGGAGTAGGGTGTTTCCCCCGGCCACCTTACCATCCCCCTGATTTTGTGCAGCTGCCGGATCGGCGAACATATCGGGAAATCCGGCGTTCAATTCGTCGCCGCCCTCGACTGGATCATATCCGATTTGATCTCGACACTCATTCGGCGTTAATATTCGTCCGCAAAGCGTCTGCAATCTTTGAGCTTCGATCAATTTATCCGGCTGCAGCGCCTCAACATTGGTAGTATCGAATTTGAAAACATGATCACGGTCAAAATGACGCCAGAGCAGCTGCCGGGTGAATCCGTCCGCGATGATATTGGCATGAGGAATCATGGTATGACGCCAGAAGGTCCGCTCCTGTATATCGGCATTGGCATAATTGGCATACTCGTAAACACCACCGACCGAAGGCGGAATACCCATGACGGAGAATTGCTTCTCTCGGTTCATACGGAACATTTCACCAAAGGCCAGGTCTTTAAGCGGAACCGAAGTCTGATAGAACTTACCCGCTATTTGCGGGAAGAACATCTTGAAAGCGTTTTCGGCACCCTGATGTTTTGCATTATAGGATTTTGACAAGGCTTTTAATTGTTCTTCCTGTAATTCAAAGTCCGGTGCATATATACCGGACATGGTGCAGCCATTTTTGAAGAATATTTTGTTGAATATCTCAGCATAGTAATCCATGAGAATCAGCCGTTCAATTGGCTTGATTCCCGACATGCCATAAAAGGGATTGTTGATATTGTAATCCCGGATGTGGATCATTTCCTCAGTCGGAATCTTTTGCTCGTTTGTCGCAAAATGATCAAGGATAAAGCCCGCCGGGATTCCGTTCACCTTGTCATAGTCGATGTCAACCCGCCACGGCGGTATCGGCCATAGTTCCAATTTACCCTGTCCCAATATTTCAATTCGAATAAACGCGTTGCCAGCCAGCTTGAGCGAGGCCGACGTGAAGGACTTCAATTCAGGGCCGGACAGGAAGGGATTCGGCTCATTTATCAATTCATTGGCCGGATGGTCTATTTCGACGGTATCTTCAATCGATCCGTCAATTATCTCCCGCGCATAAGCATAGAACGGCAGCCATGAAATTGAATTAGATATAATCCGAATCGCCGTTGAGATATTGGCGTCCTGGCGTTCGGATAAAGACTGGGCCGTCACGTCTTCGGGCTTGGGGATATACCCCATTTGGCCCTCGTATGGCGCGGCCATTTGTATGGATTTGATTTGTAACCGGAGCGCCTCGACTTCCTTTTCAAGAGCGTTCCGGTCGGTTCGGTCAAAGCGAATCCATTCGCTGATTTTATCTACAAGTGACAATCCTCATGTCGATTCTCACCCTGCAAATTATCACCCCGATTGCCTTTTGTTTCATGCCCATAT